GTTTTGTTCTGGAGGATTACGTAAAACTGCACCGCCTACGCCGCCTTCGTTGCCGAATAAACCTCCGTTGCCGTTGCGTAGTAAACTTCCTAAGATTAATCCACCGATTAATCCACCGCCACTGCCAAAACCTAGACCGCCGTCTCCACTGCCGCCGCCCATAATCATACTTGGTGTCATAATTTCTGCCATAGTTTTTCCTTCTGTACCTTGGGTACTTGTTGTTGCGTCTGTTGCAACTTGTTTAATTTGTTTTGCCAACTTCTCGTAATATCTACGAGCTTGGTCAGCCTGCTGATTTAGCGCACTCATTAGATCATCAGTTGCCGCTTTTGCCATTTCTGGGTCAGTTGTGGTAACTGGTGTTTCTGCTGGTACGCCATCAATTGTATCCGCCATGATAATCCTTTGGATAAAAATGATAATGCGTATCACGCGCTGTTGAGTTTTTCTCAACATGGTATAATTATAACACTTTTGCTGTTTAGGGTCAATGAGAGCTTTTAGGGTTCCAGGAGCACAAATACTTGTTAGCTAAATTGCTGGAGATACAGGATAAACTATAGGTTTTAAAATTATGTTCCGGAAATGAAAAAAGCCCCACAGTTTTCACTGCGGGGCTTTTTATTTTGGCCAGTTACTCGGTTGGTTCAGCAGGAGCAGGCATCTGCTCCTTTGCTTGTTCTTGTAGTTTACGGGTTAGTGGATTAGCAATTTTAGCAGGTAATTCTTGAATACCTTGTATAACTTGATTTGCTTCGTCTACTGTTAGAACAAAGGTTAATGTTGTAATTTCTTGTGTCATATTATTTAATTGGACAGGCACCAGTTGCACACTCAGCATCTAAAATCTCGTCAAACGAGTTAGTGTTGTTGAGGTCAACGGTTCCTAGGGTTTTAACATATTCTGTGTAATCTTCTTGAGTTACAACTTCTTGTGGTAGGTATAAATAACCTAAGTCTTTAGCAGTCTTAGTTGGATCTGTGCGGTAGATGAATGATACACCAACATAACAATCCCAATTATCTAGCAACCAATCAATGATTGCAGGAATTTCCGTTGGGTCATAACTAATAGTTACTGACGTATTTTGCTGATTCCAGCTAGTCTGCAACAACTTATAACGCTCTAACTGCACAATAGCGGACTCGATGTTAACTTCTTTACCATCTACTTCATCAAACGGAACTCCGTCCCACATTACTGGGAATGTTACTAGAACACCACTGTCATCCACAGGATGATTGATAACACGGTAACCAGCAAGACGTAGCTTCTCGACAACTGGGTCATGCTTAGAGAACTGAACATTGTTGAAGATGTACTTTCCAAGAGGCTTGTGAACGCCTTCAGTAGTATCCATAATCTTTGACAAGGTGCCACTAGGCTTGATACAAGTAACGTTCTTAGGTGCAGGTAAGCCCAATTCGTTAGCCATACCAATAGCAGCACCAGTAGCAGTACGCTTAAGATATTCGTAGTCATAAGACCCCATATCTGGACGCATTGCGATACCAGTTAAGCCAACGCCGCATAGTCGTAGGAAATAGTTGTTAAGATGCCAAGATTCCTGAAGTATGCCGTCCTGAAGGTTAACGCACGTTTGTCGGTAGTTGGCACGAGCTGCCAGTCTAATGGCGTTGTGCAAACCGGCAGTGTCGCCTTTGAACTTGGCAATGTCAGTTTCGGTAAGGTTACAGAAACTTTTATTACCGAGTAAGATTTCAACGCATGGATTGGCTCCCTTAAACCACGGTGCGCGACGTAATGCTTCGACTTCATTAATAAATCCTGGTTCTGAGCCACCTGCTTTAACCATCATTCCAAAGATTTTCTCTAGATCGGTTTTAAGTGGCTTCTCTTTAAATACTAGTGAGTTGTTAGACTGTGTACGGTGTGCATTGTTATGCAACCACCAGTCTTTCTTTGCTACAGCAAACTCTTCCCATTCCGGCTGACCGTAATCGAAAAGTGCGATCTCAGCACTTCTACGACTGGATAGAATAGTACCAAGATGATTAACAATGTCCAGAATATCCATCCGAGTGAGTAGACTATCAGCACGACCATTGAGTATATTGGCAATAGCAACATAAGCAGTGCTAATTGCGCTATCACCTGAAGAAATCCAACCATAACCTTTTAATCTTTCCCCTGCTGGGCGTAATTGTGAAAAGTCTAGAACTAATGTTTCGGCAGGGTATTTACCAGCAATTAGTTTACCAATAGATTTAGCCCAAGCTTCTGCTGAGTCTCCAACTTGAATTGTCCAAGTTTTTGTATCAGCATCCCATAGTTCAACGTTTGCCTCATTACCACCTTTGGATGTACGAGTTGAACGCACTACTCGAATATTTTTAATTGGCTTTGAAAAGCCGTTTAGTGTGCCTACGATTGGCTTAAAGCCTACGCCACAACCTTGTAGCAACAACCATAGAACGTCTACTACGTCATAGATTGTTTCAACGTGTGTGAAGCTACAGTTAAACTGCGATGCTTCACGTGTTTTAGCTACGTTAGTGCCGCCTAACCAAAGTGTACGGCCACTCATTAATACCTTACGATCTAGCATTAGCTGCTCGAGATCATAGAGTTCTGCATATTCCAAGTCATTTAAGTCGCGATTAGCGGCTCGTTGCCACAACCACTCTTGGTGGTCAATAACTCGGGCAACTGTTTCTTGCCATGTTTCAAATTCTTTGCCATCGTCGCTGGTAGGTCTGTTGTATGTACGACGTGTAATTACTTGTGCTCTTGTTGATGGTACTGCCATATTTTCCTTTAAGTTCCTGTGCTACCGAAGCCGCCTGTGCCGCGCTCGGTGTCATTCCAAATGTCTATAAATTCTACTAGCAAAACTGGCTGAATAACTAGCTGTGCGATTCGGTCTCCGACCTCAATTTTATAAGGATCGTCTCCAATATTTTTTAGCAAGACTTTTAAATTTCCACGATAATCAGAATCAATGACTCCAACCGAATGTGGGATTGTAATGCCTTTTTTGCCTTGCGAGCTGCGATTATAAATAAAGCCTCCGTAGCCTTCTGGAATTTTAACCGCTATACCTGTATCAACAAGTTTTTGTTCATTTGGATAAATTTCACAGCTTTCAAAGCTAAACAAGTCTGCTCCAGCATCTGTAGGATGCGCACGCTTTGGAAGTGTGGCACCTGGCTGTACCATGCATTCCAGTAATTGCTTAATATGCCTATCAGTACTGACGTCATATTTACGATTAATATTAATAAAGTTACTCATTTTGTGTAGTTTTCTAAGATTTGGTCAATTTGTTTACAATTATCAACACCGACTGCTTCCTCGCAATGAGTAACTAAGTCCATTAGTTGATAATTTAGCATAAGCTGATCTTTGCATTTGTTCAGCTCTTGAATGTATTTATACTTGCCGTTTACAGGGATGCTGGCAATAATATCCCATGTTGAACCATACTCTTGAACGAGACTAGCAGCGCGTTTAGGTCCGATGCTTGGAACACCGAACACGTTATCGCCTGTATCGCCTGTTAAGCACTTAATCGAGATGTAGTCTTCAGGACTCCATTCATAGTGTGTATTCCAGTTTTCGTGAGTGACTTCTTTACGAGTAACGTAACTAAATCGTGAAACTCCTGGCTCTACTAACAAGTCCCAGTCTTTATCTGAGGAGACTAGCCAAATTTCATCAAAGTTGAGTAATTTTTTCTTAGACACAATATAAGCTGCAATATCGTCAGCTTCTACGCCTTGGAATTTGATAACTGGATAGTCAGTGCTGTTTTTAATATGTTCAAGAGTAGCTAAAAAGTCTTCGAAGAACAGCTCGAAAGCTGCTGCTTCTGCTGGCGTTTGTTCTGCTTGTTTGTCTTTGCGGTTTTGCTTGTACTCTGGGTAAATAGCTTTGCGATAACTGCTGGAGCCTTGGTCACACGCCATAATGACATGAGAGGCTTTGTAGCTTTTCTTCAAGCTCTGAACTGTACGAAGATAGTCTTCGGCAAAGTCAGTAGCACCACTATGCTTATAGCGAAACGCCAAGTTTAGTGAATCTACTACTAGCAGAGTATTTTTTGATTCGTTGATTTGTGTAAAGGATTTAGTTGCCATCTTTGGTACAGGTTATTGTTAGAGTTTTGCTACTACCATAATTATTAGTATTAGTAATAATTGTGCCTATTTTACAGTTATTAAGAAAGGCACTAGTAGTGCTTCGGGCTTCTGACATATCCCAAGAGCACCCTGTTAGTAACAAAGCAAGTATTACTGTGTATATTGTTTTCATTTTATAATTATACCAAAGATAAGCTCGTTGTTCAAGTCACAAATTGTGGTTGCTCCCACTTTAACCAGTCTTCTAGTAGTGCTACATAGAACTCATGGCTTTCGTGGTTATAATAAATACAACGGTAATTTTGACTATTTGGCATGTCGTCAAAAGCTACAAAAACTTTGCTTCTATCAAACTTAAAGATTAACAGTGGCTTTTTGCCTACTTGTATACCTTGACGTGTAGTTTGTTCCCAAAATTCTACTAATTGTGGCGTTTTCGATGTTAGTAAATGCGAGGTAAGGTGATCTTCTGCGTAACCTTTGACTTCTACACACCACAGGTTAGTTCGCCCTGGTACGTATAAGTCGCCCTTTAGCAGATGTTTAGGGTCAAGAGCACCAGAGCCAGGTACTCTCTCCCACCCTAAACCGGTGTGCTTTTTTAAGAGGTCACGTACTGTTGTTTCAGTACGTGCGCCCTTGGCTCTAGCGTCTACGACCATTACTTCTTCGCTGCGGCAACCGGAGCTGGAGTTTCCACGGTTTCGGTAACTACTTCAACTGCTGGAGCTGCCTCTGGTGGAGTTTCTGTAACTGTTTCTTCGACGACTTCTTCAACGACTTCTTCAACGACTTCTTCAACTGCTGGAGCTGGAACTTCGCTAACAGTAGCCTTAGTACCTTTTGGAACTACAACTACGATAGCTTCGTCAATAGTATAAACTACATCACCGTCTGCATTGAGTGTTTCTACTTCTTCAGGTGTGATTAACATACCTGGGAAAATTACGCAATCAATACCGTCACGGGTAATTGTACATACGCCGTCTGCTGATTCAATTTTAATCATATTATGCCTCTATTTGAGATAAGTTGTTTTTCTTAACAACATGGATTTTTTCTAGTAACGGATGGGTAAACCCGTGTGATACTAAAAAGGTGTTTAAATATTCTTCTTTTAAAAGAACTTCTACTAATCTTTCTTTGCCGTCTACGTCTAGCGTTTCTACGGTTTCATCAAGAATCAATAAGTTTATGCGAGAACTAGATAGCGATTGCATTAGTTTGCGAATAGCTAGTAAAGTTGCTACGTTTACACGAGCACGTTCGCCACCGCTTAATGCAAGAATATCAATGTCCTTGCTGTTATCAGTGATAACTACATTGAGTTTATCACTAGAACTGATACGAAAGGCGATTTGAAATCTACCGTCCGATAAGTCGACTAAGTACTGATTAGTTAGTTCTTCTAGGTCTTTAACCAAGCACTCAATTTTATATGCTACTAAGCCTGTTGTAGAAAAAGTTTTAGTCAAGATATTAATCAAGCCCATTTTTTCACTAAGAGTATGTAAAGTACCTGAATACTTTTCTAAGTCTTCGTTCATTTCTACTAGCTGCTTAGATACGATTTCTACCTTAGCATTGTGAGCTTCTGCTTCACGATTTTGTTTTTCAGCTTTGGAGATAAGAGCTTTTAATTCTGTTACCTTATGCTGCAAGTCATCAAACTGACGCTGTAAATCATGTTTATCTAATAAATCTTCTGGCAGGCTAGTATCGATCAAAGCATGGTACTTTTCCCATTCTTCTTTTGACTTGACTGCTTTATTCCATTCTAGTACTTCGGCAGATGCCTTAGATTCAAGATCCTTTATACCTACTAGAGCTTTGTTAATAGCCTCTAGTTGTATTTGTGCTTGGTTTTGTAATTCTTCTTGTTCTGCTAGTAGTGACGCGATCTTTGATTCGTCAATAGCTTGTAAACAAGTAGGGCAAGTACCGCTCAAACCATGCATTTTCTTAATAAAAGCTTGAGAATCTTTTATGATTTTATTATTCTCTACTTGCTCACCAGTAAGTGAGGCCTTTTCAGCTGATACATCTAACACTTTTGGTTCTGGAGGTATAGGAAATAGTTTCAACCCACCCTGAACCTGCTTATAAGTATTATTGTTAGTAATCTTCTTATTAGTTTGGTCTAAATTAGCTATTTTTGTAGTAATCTCTGTTTGTCCGCCAATCAGTTCATCTTTGATGACAGGTACTTCTACGTAGTCTTTGATCGTAAGATCAGTACTACCGTATTTATCTAGCCAACTATTGACAGTGTTGATCTGCGACTGTACTACTGAAATTTCTTTAGTAAGCTCTTGAGCAACTTCTTTAAAAGTATCCTGTGCTCTAGTATACTTGCCTAGATTCAGTAATTCAATTAAGAACTTCTTCCGAGCCGTGTCTGGCGCAGTTAAGAATTCTAAGCTGGATGCGCTTGATTGGTACACAATTTGTGCAAAGGTTTTGTGATCGAAGCCTAAAACGTCTTCGATCATCTTATAAGTTGCTGTTGCTGTGTGGGCAGAGATATCATTATCTGCTTTATACAACTTTACGCCTTGTGTAGCTCCGCGAGTACTCTTGATCTGATACTCTACACCGTCTTTATCAAAGTCTAGCTCAATAGTATAGCTTTTGTCTTTGATATATCGGTTAAGAATGTCTGCTTTCTTAATGCCTTTGCTGTTTTTATTAAACAACACTTCTTCAAGGATTAATGCCACACTAGATTTACCGTGACCATTCTTACCAACGAGTTGAGTAAGAGGGCTAGCAACAAAACTTACAACATTGTCTTTACCATAGCTAAATGCATTTGACCAGCGCAATGTTTTTAATGTAATCATCTTAGTGCGTTTCTTAGTTCTGCTAGTCCGCCAACATAAGTACCTTGCAAGAAGATTTGCGGTACACTACGAGCATTTGGAACTGCTTCTATCAATTCTTGTTTTGTGGCATTTTCGCCTAGTAACTTTACTTCGTAGGTAATACCACGAGAGTCTAGCAAGGCTTTGGCTTGTTCGCAGGCAGCACAGTTTGTCTGTGACCATACGACTGTTTTATTCGAGTTTGTCTGCATAGTTTTGCATTTCCTTTAGTACGCGTTCTACAGTATCTGGGGGTAATTCTAGAATAAATGATAAATATTCGGAAACTTCTTCCGATAGTGACATTTCAGGGTCTAGGATAAGTGTGGATTCTGTAGCTCGCTTGATTACTTTTTTGTCGATTAAGTCTGAGTTTTCTAGCTCTGCCAACTCAGCCATATCACCCTCAATCTCATAGATTGTATGATGGTAGCTAGTAGCAGGTTTTTCATCGTGAACGCCCACAGTCTTACGAATAAGCTGAGGTAATTCTAGTTTTAGCCATTTATGAGTAGATGTATCCACGTCAAATAAAATAGTACCAGTATCAACAGTGTGACGATGAAAACTCGTAGTAACTGGGCTACCTGGGTAAAGAATGTTTCTTTGTGAGTTCTCATATGAGTGTAAGTCGCCAGCTAACACAGTTTGCCAACGATTAAAAATATCAAGATCAACTTCTGGCTTGACATGAGGAGGAATTTCGCCCCTTACGTGAGTACACAAAAGTTTTTCTGCAAAATCAAAATCGGTTTTCTCAAGTTCTTTTAGTTTATTATAGGGAACGAAATCAACGCCTTTATATGTATAAAAGTCGTCTACGATTGTGACTAGGGGATTAAGGCGAGAAGTAACAACTTTCAGATTTGATAAAAAAGTTGTGTCTTTCTTGACAGCTTCGTGATTGCCTGGATAAATAATGGTTTCCACGACACAACTAGATACGAAATCAAAGTACGTTTCTAGTTCTTCCATATTAGGCAGTTTATCAAAAATATCACCGCCTACAACGAATAAATCACACTGCCCTTGTTGTTCTTTGAGTTGTTCCCAAAGCATATTAAAACGGTTCTTGGCCCACTCGATAGGTACGTTTTTCTGACCTAACTTAATGTGCACATCCGCTGTGAATAGTATTTTCATGTATTTTGAGGCAAAAAAGCCTGGTAAGCTTTTAGGTTTACCAGGCTAGTGTGTTTTATTCTAGATCTTTTACTGCTTCTTTTTCAGAGTCTGATTGAGCTTCGTCGCCGTCAGCACCTGAAGTGATCTTTTCCAGCAAAGCCTTAACTTCGTCAGCCGTAGGACGAACATACTTTTCGTCAACTGGCTTTTCAGCGTCAGCTAATGCACGTTCTTCCGGCGTTAGCTTGCGGGTTTTGCAGCGCAGCACTTGCAGCTGGTATTCAACGTTGAAGGCTAAAGGGCCTGTCTTAACGCGCTTAAATACAACGTCCCAACCTGTATCGTAATCTGTTGGATCACCAAGGTCTTCTGCTGCTGTAAGAATTTGTTCAAACAATTTCTTTTTAAGGTTCAAAGCCTTAACTTTGCCGTCTTTAGGATCGATACAGTTAATAGAGTAGCTCCAAGAACACTTAGCGTCTGGGAAGTATTCATTAACGTGATCTACTTCGAGATTATCGAACTTTTCTTTTTCACGGCTGAATGCCAAGCACTCAACTGGAATGTCTTTGTTATTAGAACCTTTTAACCAGTAAACGTAGCGAGGAAGAACTCCACCCACTAAGCGAACTGTATTTTCACCATCTTTGTACTCAAAAGACTCCACTTTGTTAGATTGTGCTTTGCCTTTTGTGTTTTTAAAGCTGATTGTTGCCATTTGTTAATTCCTCGTATTTGAATTTGATTTGGTTGTTTGTAATTTCAAGCAAAGGGTTTGACGCCAATGCGGGTAAGTTTAAATCGCTAAAATAGCTTAGATCTAAGTATTTGATTCGGTGTGATTTATAAAGTGAATAATCTCGTCGGGCCGATAATCTTAGATACTGTACTAAGTAACGAATGTCTGTAGTTTTGTCTTTGAAGAAGTCTTCGGGGTTTAACAAAAAACTACTGCCTGCTAGTGATTTCTTTAATGGCTTATAAACGCTGTGCTTATGTTTTGCGATTGTTCGTTTTTGCCAGTGAAACTTAAGAGCCTGCATCATATAGTCTGGATTACAAGATGTTTCTTGTTCTAAAACTAAAATGTTGAAAAATAGAGTCATATTCTCCGTTTCAGCAGATATTATACCATTTTGGATAAGCGTTGACAAGTCAATTTTTCTAAACGGTTATTATTTCCCAGCCTTTACGCATATAAAGCCCAAGCCTATCGTTATTCTGTTTCTTATCGGCGAAACCAGAAAAGTGTATGTCGATCACTAAAGGTTGTAATTTATCTTCGTGTAGACGTTGTACTCGACCAACAATTTGTTCAAGCAAACTATCATTACTCATAGGTACTGCTAGGATTACGCAGGATAAGATGTTAACAGAAATGCCTTCTGAGAAGATTTGCCTAGAACCACATACACACTTCTTTTCTCCACTAAGGAGTTGTGCTTTGGCACGTTGTCTGTCTTCGAACTCTGTGTTTCCAGTAACCAGCACACTTTCTTCACCAACATATTCTGAAACCTTTTCTAGAAATTCTACTCTGTCTGCGATAACTAGGACACTATGTCCTTTGTCCATTTGGGTAAGTGCGGTAGCTGCAATAAAGCGTCTATAGCTGTCGTCTTGGGTTAGATCATTAATCTTTTCTACCCAAGTAGCGCCTGGCTTTAAGGTAATGCCAGGTTTAAGGATTTTTACCTGTGGAGTCATGGTGTTAGACTGCGGAGGTTTAACAACGTGTGACCCAAAGTAGTCTTTGAATACTACGTGTTTTTGGTCTTTTCTGACCATTGTACCTGATAAGGCAACACGGTAGCGGGCATGGAAGCTGTCGATAATGGCAGCAAATGTGGTGGCAGGGCAGTGGTGAGCTTCGTCAAGGATAACTGTGCCAAATTCTTTGGCGAGTTCGGCAGTGTGTTTGACAAGGGTCTGTACGTTAGCGACTGTAATAAAGTAGTCGTCGTGATCAATTCGTCCACCACCAATAATTCCGCATTTCTGCCCGAATAAGATTTCGATTTCTTCTGCCCACTGGTCTCGTAGAGCCGCTGTGTGGGTAATAACCAGGGTCTTCTGCCCGAACTTGTGGGCAAGGTGTAAAGCTGTGAAGGTCTTACCCCACCCGACAAGAGCATTGATAAAAACTGTGTCTGCCACTTCATCATATACAACCTGCTGTTCTGGTCTTAGCGGAAATTTAGGGTCAGGAAAAGGTACTGGAACTAGAACGCGCTTATCTAGAATCTCGTATCCCTCAGGGATAAGGTCTTGCCGCCCCTGAGGGAGTGACAATATGCCTTTAGCTAGGGATTTGTAGTTCTTAATAGTTTCTATAGCTGCGAATTTCTTGCTTCCAGTATCTTTCTGAATTTTATAGGTTAAGGACTTAATAATCGACTTAGTTAAGTCTACACCAGGATTGTCGATGTAAATGCGATTACTGATTACTGCTTTGGCCATTTATTGGTTTCTCTGGTCTATATTTGCAATAATCACAATCTGTGTCCCTGCAAGTAGGTTCTAGCCATTCATTACAATTAGCACAATAATGAGCATCAAAAGTAGCATCGTATGTTATTTCTATACTGCACTTAGAGCATTTATCCATATTCATATTAATCTCCTAACATTCTAGATTCTATATAGTCACCAACGCGGCAGATATTTGATCTAAGCACTTTATCTGAAAGATGTAGATTTTGATGATTGAAATCAACTGCGTGTTCCATGCAGTCTTTGACAATTAATTTTGCGAAGTTATCAAACCACTCAGCGTACCACTTCATACGTTCGCCATTATTTAACTCAACACCATATCTAGCTTTCCAGTCAATAACTGGCATTGCTTGATTCATTAAATCACTAATGCGTTCGTTCATATCAATCTCCAACTTTCTGGTGGTTTTTCTGTATATAGTCCGTAGAATATATAAGTTAGCCCAACTTGTAGTAGAGCAGCATATTCTATATCAGGACTTGGTTTAAATACTGTTTTGAACCTTTGAGGCATACCCTCAAGTTCAATTACTGCACCTAGCCCTTGTGTCGGAAAAACATTTTTAATCTTCTTTACAATGAGTTTGGCGCGGGTAGATTTTTTATGCTGGAATAGCTGTCCGCTGCTGTCAATAAACCACGTGGTTGGCTTTGCTACTTTTAGTAAATCGCCTAGGAAATATAGTGCCTGACGAATAGGAAATAGCGGCATATTTTCAACAGCTAGTTTTAGCCTTCTGCGGCTTAGTGTATCGCCTTTTATATTAAGGTCATCTACTACGCGGAAAGTAGCTGTACGTTCACTAGTATCTAGATCACTGTACTCTGTCGCGTAGTAGATAATGCCTTCGTCACGTAGCGGTTCTTTTTCACTTAGCCTGTAAACGGGCCAAACGATCTTCTCTAATTGCATAGACTTCCTCAAAGTGATCGAAGCTGTAGTCTTGCCCAATATCTTGGTCAACTCCGATTGGGTGACCTTTGATTGAACAGCCAAGGTCTTGTTGTGTGTTGCGCTTTAGGATCTCGCAGTATTCCACCACATCTTCGTCTTTTACTAGCGCAACAATAGAGTCATGTACTAACATGAAGATTTGTGCGTCAAGACCTTTGGATTTAACTTCGTTCGCGGTTGCCATAGCACCAAACAAGTTCATATCTGAAGCTAGAGACTGTACTTCGGCGTTAATACCGCTACGCACTTCGTGACTAGCAATTCCTTTATCGCTAGAGAATACATTAGGTAAACGACGCTTACGGCCAAAGAAGCTGTAAGTATATCCGTTAGCCTGAATAAACTCTTTACGAGAATCCAACCAACGCTTTAGCTTGTTGAATTTAGTAAAGTACGCTTTAATGTCGTCCTGTGCTTGTTGTAAACTATAATATTCCCCAGTGGCCTTAGTAACGGTTTCGGATACTTTCTTAGCCCCCGAGCCGTATAGAATACCGAAGGAAATAGCTTTGGCAGATTGTCGCATTGACGGATAAAGCTTTTTAACATCTTCGACTGGACAGGGCAACGCAAATACCATGTGTGCAATCGTCGAGTGGAAGTCCCCGCCACCTGAGAAGACTTTTTGCAGATTAGAGTCACCTGACAGTACAGCCGCATAATACATCTCCGCTGTTGTCAAATCCTGGGATACAATCTTGTATCCAGGTGGAGCCTGGATACATCCTTTAATGATAGGGTCGTCTCGGGGGATTTGCTGAGCGTTAAATTTACCTGAGCTAGACAAGCGCCCAGATGTGGTAAAAATAAGGTTAAAATTTGTACGAATTCTTCCATCTTTGTCCAGTTGAGGTAAAATCTTTTGAATATAGGTATTTTGAATTTTACCTAGTTGTCGTACATTAAGAATAGCCGCAGGTAGTGGATGCTGCTCGGCCATTTCTTTTAGTACCTCGGCATCAGTAGAAATAGCACCTGTTGCTGTTTTCTTGCCATTGTGTTGCAAGCCTAGGTAGTCGAACAATACAGTACGCAACTGCATAACACTATTAGGATTAAAAATCTTACCAGCATCTTGTTCAAACTTCTTTACTTCTTCAAATTGATAAACTACTTCTTTAGCTGCTTGAATCTGCTCATTAAGATACAGGTCAGCAGCTTGCATGCGCTCACGGCTAATAGGAATACCAACTTCTTCCATGTCCATTAGGAATAAAGTGCCGTCAATCAGCAACTTTTCGTATACATAACGCAACTTATCGTTCTTCTGCACTAGAGGCCAGAACTTCATAAACAAGTCGTATGTTACGGCAGTATCAATGGCAGCGTATTGTGAGATAACATCAAACGGAATTAAGTCGTAAGTGAAGTCATCTTGCAACATACCATGAGTTGCACAATACTCTTTCTTGAATGTATCTAGCTCAGTATCGTAATCGCCGTAGTCTGTGTACTTTAAAGCCAAGGGCTTCAAACCGTGCGAGTCATTTTCGTCTAGGACGTAATGCAACAACATTGTGTCGTGTACTCTAGTACGATCAAAGTCAATACCTAAATGATACTTAATCATCTTAAAGTCAAACTTCATGTTGTGAAACACTGTAACGAAGTTTTTAGCAATCTGTTTCAACAAAGCAATACATTCTTCGTCTAAACAGTCAGTTTCAATATAAACGCCTTGATGCGTAGTGTAAGTAAGTGAAACCCCAAGAACATAACCATCGCGAGGATATAACGCAGTTGTTTCCGTGTCCCATGCCACATAACCTTGAGCATTGTCTAGGATTTCTTGTAGGTGGGCTTTTGCAACCTTAGTGTCTTGAATACCTTGATAGTTACCTGATTTAGTAGGCTTTAAATCGCCTTTGATGTACTTGTGAATCTTGTCACAAGCACGTTGAAAGTCAGGCTTGCCTTCTGGTTTGAAACTCAACATGGATGGATTTGAGATAGCGATAAATTTATCGTTAACTAGTTGTCCTGCCATGTTGGTTACAGAAGTGATTTTAGCGTACTCTTTGGCAGCTTCAGAGCCAACTAAAATCACGAAGTCGTATTCGTCTAAGTAGACTTCTAAGTCAACGTCTTTTTTCAGCAATTTTGTGATTGGAACCGAACTCATATGATAATGGTCGAACTCAAACTCAAAGTAGTCTGAATAACGTGTACGATTAGGTGCTTTGTCGATTAGGGCAATTTTTGGCATTATGTTCCTTTAATACTTTATTATAGCGTATTTGGGCTAGTGTTTCAAGTTTATTTTGTGATGTAAGCTCGTGTAGAGTCTACATCTTCTTGTGATAGCTCGCCAGGGTCTACGCCGTCTGGCAAGGTTATGTTCTCTACAACGAATCCGCAATCTTCGATCAATGGCTTCAATGTAAACATCGCTTTTTCTCCTGCTTCGTCACCATCAAACATTAAGTAGATATGAGTAACGCCTTGAGCCTTGTACGGCAAGAGTTTTTGTGCGGTATTATTCTGTAACGTATTTGTGCCAAATGCACAGGTCACGTTTGTTAACCCTTTATCGAATAAGTTAAGCATATCAAAGATACCTTCAACAATTACTAGACTTTTGCTCTGCTCGTATAAGTTTGACGGGAAGAGCGGCATAGTAACACCCGCGGGGTAGTTGACGTATCTTGGATTGCCGTTGCTTAGGGTATGGCGACCCACGTAGACCACAGTCTTGCCAGTAACTTCTGTAATTGGAAAGATGATTCTGTCTACTAGCTTTTCTACTTGGTGAGTATAAAAAGCGCCAAAATGGTGTAGAGTTTTTGCTGAAATACCACGAAACGACTTTGTATAGGGTGTCGCTCCACTAGGCACTTCTAAGCTATGTGAATAAGATTTAATTAAGGCTAGTTTTTCTTTTAGCTGTGCAATCTTCATAGGCACAGGATTTGTAAAAACCCCGTAGAATTTAAAGATGTTTGTTTTAAAGCCACAAGCAAAGCAATGAGCGACCCCACTAACTCTGTCAACTCGGAAGCTGGGATTACTATCAGGGTGCTCTGGGTTTAAACATCCAATAAGATAGTCACGACCTGACGAAGTATACGCCAAACCGTTCTTTTGAATTAGTTCTAGTACTGGATCGCTCATATTATGTATGCCAAGGTAAATCTGCGTCTATGTCTGGTTTTGTTGCGTCTGTTTTAGCTTTCGCAGAGCCGCCCGCTTTTTTAATAGTTTCTTTAGAGGCTGGTTTATCCACAGACTGTGGGCTGATGCGTAAGGTATCCCAATCGATAGGACACGTAAATGCCATTTCCTTGCCTCCACGAATCTTAGTCGTTTCGAAGGATACTGCGTTTTGCTCTTTATCATGTGCTTCCATAACAAGGGCAATATCTGCTGCATCCAAGAGACCCTTTGCAAAGCGCGCTTCCCCACTAGCGTCGATTTGATACGGCGATACCATAACCACTTCGTACTTACGGGCCAAGTTTTTAAGTTTCTTTGAAACTTCGATTTGCGGTTTCCAATCATATTGATCTGCACCTTCTAGGACAATTTGGTTAATGTAGTCAACGACAACAACGCCCAATTTATCTCCGAACTTTGCTTTAGCCTTACCAACGTGTAAGTCGATACTGCTTAGGGTCAGGTCACGGTCATCAACAATAATCATTTGATTATCAGGCTTTAGTTGGTAGTTACGCACTAAGTTTTCTTCAAACTTAAAGCGATCACGGTTGCGCATGAACTCTAGTACAGTATCGTCTGCATTTTCGAACATACCAGCACGAACCTTAACTACTCGCATAATCTCGTCGTCTGTTAGTTTATTTTGTTTTAAGTTTTGTAAGTTCACACCTGCGAGAATAGCCAAGTTACGTTGGTTAGTCTCGTATGCAGTCATTTCAATAGAGAAGTATAAGCTACTATTCCCAGCCTCATACTGATTGCAAAAAATATTGCTAGAAGTAATAGATTTACCTGAACCTCTCTTACCGCCGATGAGAACGAGCTCCTGTCTAGCCACGCCGCCAAGCACAGCATCAAAAGTATTATTAAGTCCAAGGTAAACACGTTCTTTCTCCAAGTCACTAGTATGCTGAAACATCATCATGTCAGCCATAGTAAAGACTTTTTCACTTGTGTGAGTTTTTTCTTCAATAGTCATAGCTATGGTAGCTAGACTGTCTTTAATTTCGTTTGAGTCGTAAAGCGGTAATTTGTCTACGAATTTATCAAGTAATTTAACCGTTTCGTTCTGTGTATACTGGTCAATAAGAGCGTCTAGCGCTACTTCTGCTGATACTTCTGGAACTTCGGTGAGCTTTAGGGTCGCGAGTGTTTTAGCTGCTGGACCTTCTCGTAGTGTAAGCTCAAGATCGTCAAAACTAGGTAATGCATTATACTTCTCGTAATGCTTGTTGACGATAGAATATAGACTAGAGTAAGCCGGGTCTAAAAACACCAGCTTCAGCTTTGCCCATATGTCAAGGCTCTGCTCGCTTAGCAGTTTATTTAGTACAACGGCTGATACATCCATATTAGCTTACCTTAGATTCATTATCAATAATTACTTGGTCAATAATTTCTGTGACTTTATATAAAACCTGCTCTCGCAGTTTTTTAATTTCTTGCTGATAACCTGAGTCTTTATCAAAAAGCATACTCAGCTGTTCATGCGTTACTAACTGTTGTAGACCAAAATAGATATGGTCATATGCTAATGTAGACTCAGGCATAATCTCTACCTGTGCTAGTCTACCATAGTTGTTTACAGCTTGCTTTACTACTTCTTCAACAGTAAACGACTCATTGTCGTGATATGTAATTGTTACCTTCATTACTGATCTCCAAAGTAAAAAGCCCGAGAGTTATGGGAGACTCTCGGGCCAAAGTGGTTATACCAAATTAAGCAGCAGCTTTTGCTTCTGCTTTAGCTTTTTTAGCTGCACCGTCATAGTCAGCAACTTTGATACCACGGCGAGTCAACAGGGTACGAAGACCGCGTTCTGTTTTATCAACAGCTTGAGCGATTTCTGCAACTGTCATACCTGTGATAGCTGCGCCCAAAGCGGTAACTGGATCAACAGACTCTTTAGCGTGAGATTCACGTTGTGCTGGGATCTTGCTGATTTGGCCTTTACGGGTCAAGCTCAAAGCCTTACCACGGACGCTAGCAACAGATTTGCCCAATGCTTGTGCAATGTCTTCGATGAACGAACCACCGTCAGCCATTTTGATAAATTTAGTTTCTTCTGCTTCTGTGTAAGTACGAGCAGCTTCAACTTTTTCTGCTGGCTTAACAGCGCCAGTCAATTCTAAGGCAAGCAATTTACCTTGAATTTGTTTTGCAGAGAATTTGCCACCAGCAAATTGTTCAGCGATTTCTTTGTATGTAAACTGGCCGTTATTGCTATTAACAAAAGAAGCAAGGCGATCGCCTTCGTCTTGTGTGAACGCGCTAGTTTTAACTTGGGCCATTGAAGCAACTTCATGGTCTAGTTGACGCAATTTGCTTGCAACTGATCGTGTTGTGAAGCCTAATGTAGAAGCGATTTGCTCTACGGTGTTTGCGGATACTGGAGACTCACCACCGACAATGTTCAACATTTGGTTTGTGGCTTCGTCAGACCATTTTTTAGCTTTTTCAGTCATTTTGATTTTCTTTCAAGAAAGTGTTTAGATTTTGGATAATTGTAATACCGAGGTCATCGGCTTTTTTACGTTTGGAACTGCCCTTGTTATCTTCATCAACCAAATAATCAGTGGTTTTCGTTACTGTTTCCGTAACTTTGAAACCTGCCTCTTCTATTGCTTTGTAGGCTTCTGATTTTGTTTTAAACGAGGATAGTTTTCCAGTAATGCAGACGGACTTTCCGCCACTCTGCACAGGAACCTGTTGAGAGGTAAAAGAGAAGGGCAAGAACTCTTTTACTTCTTGGAACTCAGTTTCTAGCCAGTTGACTAGATTCATTGATACTTTATCACCCAAACCTGCATCGCGGCAAGTTTCATAAGTAATATCGTCAATGTGATTAATTGCAGCACAAATCTTTTTAGATGCTGTACCGCCAACTAAAGGTATTGAGAATGAGGCGATGACTGTTGCCAAATCGGCTTGTTTAGCTTTGTTAATTTCATTAATGAGTTTGGTCGCCATAGCCTTGCTGGACAAGGCTTCTGCAACTTGGTCTTCATCAAGATAGAAAAGCTCGGTAATGTCACCTAAACCTAATTTCTCAATAGTTTTTGAACCCATGCCTTTGATACCCAATGTCTTGCAGAAATGTTCAACCTTCTTGGAAAGTTGAGCATCGCAAGCTGTGTTACGACAGAAGAGTTGATCGTTGACCAATTCTAATGGGTATGAACAGCAAGGACAAGTTGTTGGGATTTCGATCTTCATGGTGTTTTATTAATTTCTAAGTATGTATTATACTGCTTTGGGGACTCGGCGACAAGTCAAAATTTCTGTTGCTTAAGCATCAACTTTGTGGAGGATACAAGGAATAATCTCACCAGCACGAATAACAGCTACTGTGTCGCCAATTCGTAAGTCGAGCATTTCGATAAAGCCAGGATTGTTAAGGGTAGCCCTAGATACCAAGGCATCACCAATAAGAACAGGCTCAAGAATAGCAACAGGACTAACCTTGCCAGACTTACCGACTTGCCACTCGACTGCAAGCAGCTTTGTTTCAACATGGGCTGCTCGTTGTTTTTTAGCATATGCACCGCGTGGGTGTTTTGCTGTGTAACCCATCTCGAAGAAGGTTTTGTTGTCGTTGACTCGGAACACAACTCCGTCACAGGGAAAGATTTTGTCGAGGTCTGGTGATTCATTAATAACTCCAAAGCCATAGGCTTTTAGCATATCCATGTCTTGGTTAAACGTATCAGCTAGGGTAGGCTGAACACCATAAGCAAAAAAGGATAAGGCACGAGTCTTGAACTCGTTGGTATCTTTTAAATTAAGTGAGCCTGCCGCGTAATTGCGAGAGTTCTCAATGTTGAGTGGAGCAACAATCTCACCAGTAATCTGAACTACGCCGACTGTGGGAATTGTATGAGGAACTAAGTTTGTGGCTAGAAGCTTGTCAGTAATGAGTTGACCTTCAACACCATCGCCACGGGTAAGAGCTCGAACAAGATTACCATCAACATAAAGCAAGCTAATAGCTGCCCCGTCCAGCTTAACACTAGTAGCAATAGATTGAACGCCTTGGAGAGGCTGGGTACCTTCATCTTCATAGTATTTTTGCAAACTGTACATTTGATACAGATGCTTTTCCTTGTTTTCGTGTTGTTTAGCGCCTACTGCATTATAGCCAACTGAGTCAGCCAAGCGATCAAACTGTTCGTCCGAAATGATCGGAGAACCTGCGTAATATGCTTTTGAAGCGGAATCTAAGAATTGTGTAATTTTGTTCATTAATCTACCAGTCGTTTTACAAAGTCAGACATTAGCTGTTTATGATTACTATTATAATATGATTTAGGGATATTGTCAAGTTCAAACCACCATTCCTGTGATTCTGGATGACACCCAATTAAACCAACGTTGCGCTGAATAGCTGCCATAGCATCACCGTTGTAATACTCTGCTACTACTTCCATATCCTCTCCAACAATAGCGCAACCGTCATAAAAGTACATTTGTTCTGCGTTGTCAAGCCATGTAACATTAGCAATCGTAGGGGCTTCCGTGATAATGTCGCCTGATGCACGTTCAATATACTGTGAAATTTCTAGATTATCAACTATGTCAAAATAGTCTGAGCCTGCCCAGTATGCTCCCATGCAAATACCAAAGTACTTGCCACCAGCTTTAACGTAGTTTTGAATTGCGTCAATGTGCTTGGTTTTAAAGATACCGAAGAAATCATCAGCATCGCCCATACCGCCTGGAAAGCATACGGCATCGTACCGCATTAAGAAGTTTAAATTAAGCTCGTCAATACCAAATGTTCGGATATTGAACTCACGAACCAAACCTTCAACCATGCCCAAAGCACATTCAGTTTCACATTGTGGATCGTGAATAAAAATTGCAATGGTTGGTTTCATGTTTAGTCCTTGTCTTTAAAGAATAATTATACCAGTTTAGGGTCTAGAAAACAAGTGTATTTTTCTTAGACTTTGAACATGGAATCTAAGACACTGTGAATTAATTTTGAGGCTTCGCGGTAATCGCCTTGTGCAATAGCAAAGTCTGCGTCAATTAGTGGTTGGCGAAACTCACCGAAGATTTCTTCAGCTAAGGGTCGGTACACTTTAGCCTTAATAATAAAATCAGGATTCATACCTAATTTCTCTGCTTCTGAAACTACTACTTGTGCACCAAGTCGCGCTTCTACTCTATAAACAGTAGAATACTCTTGCAGACACCAATCTTCGCTTGTAAACGTACCTGTAACCATTTTTAGTGGTTTAAGTACGTGCCTACGATCACCAGTATCACGTACTTGTAAGTGGTCAAGAAGTTTGCTCATTTTCATCTTTCAAGATTTTAGCCGCATAG